TTAGCAAAGTACAATCCTTATGTGCCAAAACCAAAAGTAACTGAAAAATAAAATATGCAAACGACAATACAAAACAATCAAGAATTATTAGCTTACTTGCTGACTCAAGCCAATTCAGGCACAAAGAATTGGTTTGGGTTTAGTCAGCAACGCATCACGGGAATTAACCTTGCCCATTCAATCGCTGCTAACCACGCAGACAAAATGACACCGGACGAGATAACCGATTACGTCATTCAACTTAACAATTCCATTTATCATAAACTCATCAAGGGTGATGGAAATGGCAACAATTGTTAAAATAGAAGTTGAAGGCTTTGAAGAAACCAAAGCATTATTCAATCAAATAAAAGAAGATTACGGACAGAAAGACGCACAAAATATTATGCGTAATGCTGTCCGTAAATCTATGCAGCCTGTATTAAGGTTAGCTAAATCATTGGTGCGTAAAGATACGGGTGCATTAGCATCAAGTTTGCAAATAGAAACACGTAGACCGTCTAGGAAAGATAAAAACTCTAAATATATTAGTGACGGTGATGTTGTTGTCGGATTAGTAACAACAGCATCAGGTAAAAAATTACAAAAGAAATCATTTAAAAACATTAAGACTGGTGACAAGCAAAGTTACAATGTAATAATAAAAGATGTAAAAGGTAAAGAAGTTATTAGTAATGACCAACGAGCAGCAGCTAATGAGTTTGGAACTGCAAGCGTTGCATCAAAAGAGTTTTTGCGTCCGGCATTAGAAGGTAGTTCTACCATCGTTGCAAATAGTATAGGTGAATCATTAAAGTTTAGTTTAGAAAAATACAAAGCAAAACAAGCCAAGAGGGTTAAATTATGAATACATTTTCACAAGCATTAGGAAACAAATTCAACAAAGACGCACTTAGGATTAGGTCGTTTGAATTTAACGAACATACTTTTAAAGTTAAGATTCCGCTAACGGCAGAATCAGATGCTATGTTGGAGCGACTTAAAACACCTGATGAAGCCGTTGTTGAAAAGTTCTTTAAAGAAATGTCCAAAAGTTTTACAGAGCCAAGCGACACGGTACAAATTACAGAAAACGATGTAATCATTGAAGGTCGCTCAATCCGTGAGGCAGCCTCAAACAAGGCACTTATTCAGGCACGTGTTACAGAAATGATCCGTATGTTAGTGCCGGAAGAAGAAGGCTTTGATATGTCTACCGTCACCTATGAAATGATTGACGAGTTATTCCCGTTTGCCGTGCAACTCCAATTGCTAGAATTGATTGGAGAAACGGTCAGCCCGTCTTATAATTCTACAAAGGGAAAGTAACACGGTCTGTCCGTAGGCAAGTTAAAGCGTACTTGACAGCCCACGGGACAGACCCTACTGCAGTTGACGAGGAAACCTTTTCAGATATTGCGGTGATGTTTCACGCAGGATTAATTGGAAACCTTGGCATATTGGAAGTATTAGGTACGCTTACCGCAGGTCAATTTAATAAAATGTTGCCCAAAGGGAAAGCACCTTTTAAGCTAAAAGATATTATCCCTCACGCCTACGATTATTTATACCCGCCACAAACAGAACAAGAGAAAAAGGAGCAAGCAAGCCAAAGTTTATTGGCTTTTGCAATGATGAGTCCAAACGCTCCGGCTCATTTGTTTAAAGGTTCATAAGATGGCAAACATCGCACGGTTAGGCGTAGTCCTTGGATTAAATACCGCAGAGTTCCAAAGTGGGCTTGCGGGTGCAATGAAGGGACTAGACAAACTAAAGACCGGAGTACTGGCAGCGGGTACGGCAGCAATTGCCGCAGGTGTAGGATTAGCTGTCCTTACTAAGTCCGCACTAAACAACATGGACGCACTAGCCAAGCAATCGCAAATGGCGGGTGTGTCGGTTGAAAGTTTGTCAGCATTAAGCTATGCCGCAGAACTAGCCGGAGTTAATCAAGACGATTTAACGAAGTCTATGGTTAAGTTAACAAAGGGCATGAGCGATGCTAAACAAGGCACAGGCGAGGCTTTAAAAGGTTTCCAAGCACTAGGTATAGACGTAAATGAATTAGGCGGTTCTGATGGGGCATTGGAAGCAATTGCCGAACAGTTTGCGGGGATGGAAGATGGTGCAGGTAAGACCGCATTAGCCTTGGCATTGTTTGGCAAAGCGGGTGCTGCAATGATTCCGCTATTGAATGGCGGCGCAGACGGTTTAAAAAAGATGAACGAAGAAGCCAAAATTCTTGGCTTGGTTATATCTACCGACACAGCGAAAGCCGCAGAACAATTTAACGACAGCCTTACATCACTTGGCAAAATTACAACAGGACTTGTAAATCAATATACAGCGGGTTTGTTACCTGCACTCAATAACATTACACAGGGATTTTTTAACGCTTATCTAGAATCTGACGGTATGCGTGAGGAAATGAGCAAACTTGTTGCTGTCGAAATGGTTAAATGGACAGAAAATTTAATTATTGGCTTGGCGCATATTGTTGATGTAGGCGCATTGGTTGCCCGTGTAATGGTGGCAATTGCAAGCAGCATTAAAGCGGTGGCTGCGGATGTGACGGTATTATTTAATGCCCTCAATCTTATAAATCCTGCTAATGCGTTAAGCATGAAGCAAAATTATGATTCGCTTGTAGAAAGTTTTGAAAATAGGAAAAAAGCCGCTGAAATTGTATCGGAAGATATAAAAGCTATTTTTGATTCAAACAAATCTTATTTTGCCGATATGACAAAAGAAGCGATTGAATCAGCACGGATATTGAAGTCATTGCCAAAAGACGATGGTGATTTATCTCCAATCTTAAAGCGTACTGCTCCGCAAATGATTACAGCAGACAAAGCAGGAGAGGCAGAGCTTAAAAAGATGGCTCTTATGCTTGCAGAGGCGCAAAAGCTATCTGATGAATATGGGCGTGAGCGTGAGCATTCTTTAAATATGTTGCGTATCAAAGATCAATTGGTAGGATTGACAGCCAACGAGCGCAGGGTGCAAGAAGCTGTTAACGAAGTATTAAACGCAACAAGTAAAAAGCTAGAAGAAATTGCAAGCAAACGTGAGGCAGCAGCAGGTCGTGGTGCAAATGCTGAAGTGCTTGCCGAATATGATGCACAAGCAAAAGCCGTGCAAGACTTAAGCGACAAGTATGTAGAGTTAGCAAGAACGCAAGAAACATCATCTATCCAAGCGCAGCAGACTTTTTCTTTTGGTTGGAATACAGCGTTTAGACAATTTGCAGAAGATTCAGAAAATTACGCTACGCTTGGCAAGGATATGTTTGCCTCAATAACTGGGTCTATGTCTAGCGCAATTGACCAATTTGTAGAACATGGAAAATTTGCATTTGGTGATTTTGCAACAAGCGTTATCAAAGACTTAATTAAGATTGAGTTAAAGATGCAAGCTAGTCAACTTTTACGGATGGGCATCGGCGCAGTTATAAGTGCTTTTAGTGGCGGTTTTGGAGGCGCAACAACAATTGGGTCTGGTTCGCTTGCAGGTGGTGAAGGTGCGTTATCTTTTCCGGTTGATATGACAAGGGCTAATGGTGGTACTGTTTCTGGTAATTCACCTTACCTCGTAGGCGAAGCGGGCGCAGAAATATTTATGCCAAGTCGTTCGGGAACAGTAATTCCAAATAACAACATTGGCGGCGCATTAGGCGGTACTACAAACATCACCAACAACTATATTGACGCAATTGATACCAAGTCGTTTGAAGATAGAATTTACGGAAGCTCTAGGGCGGTTTGGTCTGCTAACCAGTTTGCTTCAAAGTCTATATCGAATAACCGGAGCAGAACATGAGTTTCCAAACAATCGTAGATATACAAACAAGCATGACGGTTAACAACCGCAGGACGGTAGGTCAACAGGTTAGCCGTTCAGGTCAATTGCGGGTTGCTCAATATCTGACCTCTGTTCCGTGGGTGTTTACTGTTGTGCCGCACAATTATTTGTATTACCCGCAAGTCCGTGCAGTCATCCAAGCAATTGATAATGCAGACCGGCAGATAGCGTCAAACATTACTTTTAGTTCTACTAACCTGCAATGGTTTACAAAGATGCAAGGCACGGCAACATCTGCAACGCTTGCTACAACTCCAACGGCTAATACGCAGACATTGACGTTGAGCAGTAATGGCACATACAAGGCGGGTGACTTTATCCAAGTTGGCGGCTATGTCTACAAAGTAACAGCCGATAGCGCAGGGACAACCGTTAACATTCATCGTCCTTTGATTGGCACACCTAGTTCTGGTTCGGTTGTGACGCTTGGCAATAACGTATCATTTAACGTGGTTGCTGAAGCCTGTCCAACGTATACACTTAACCCAATGACGGACGGTGCATTTGTTGAATGGGACGCACCATTTGTCTTTAGAGAAAACATAACAAACGGATAATATATGTCTACAACAATGGCGGCATTGTCCGCACCATCTATTAATCATGCTGAGTTTGTACGGCTTACCATGCCGGACGCTACCTATACTTTTTGTAATGCAGCCGCACCTATTACCTTTGACGGCGTGACATGGGAAGGCATGGGTAGCTTTCTTGGTATCTCTGAAATACAGAGGGATATTAAAGCAAGCAGCTATGATATGCGGCTAATGCTTACAGGCATTGACCCAAACAACATTGCAATGTTTCTTGATAGCGACATTAAAGGCAGTACGGTTGAGATTTGGCGAGGCTTTTTAGACAGCAACAATCAAATTATCACAACGCCAACTAATCAATTTTTTAAGCGATACCAAGGCATTATTAATAACTTTGCTATTAACGAGGACTATAACGAACAGTTGCGGATGCGGATAGCAACAGCGGTGGCATCGTGCAGTTCAATGCGTTTGATTTTGCAGAATCGTGTTTCTGGCATGAGAACGAACAGCACTAATTGGCAAACTTTTTATTCTGCTGATACAAGCATGAATAGAGTTAATGTCATTACAGGTTTGTATTTTGACTTTGGCAAACCACCAATTAGCGGTGGACAAAGCGATCCAACGTCA